GTTTTTTTTGATTACTGATTCGTCATCTAGCTCCTCATCATAAACATAGTCTTCCATTAGTGAGTCTATGTCTTCAGGATCTAAACCTTCTTCAGTAATTGTTAAATACTCTCTTACCAAAGTTTCAGGATTGGCTTCAGAAAAATCTCTTTGTAACTTTACAAAATCTTCTAAGCTTCTTCCTGTTTCTTTTTTATACTTAAAGTAGGATGCAACATCTTCTGGAAGCTTTTCAGTTTCCTCTCTTGCTGCAGCCAATTCATCTAGTGAATTGATTTCCCTACCATATCTTTTTCCAATAAACGAAAGAACGTCTTCTTCAGTTAACTCATCTGAAGTAATTTCTTTTTCTGTAGCTTCTGTTGGTTCTTCAACTACTTCTTTTGCCTCTTCAGGCGCTTCTACTTTTTCAGTGGTAGGTTCACTTTTAGATTCAGATTTTTGGTCTTCATCAAATTTTAATTCTTGCTGAGCTTCATGCTTGTCCAACAATTCTTGCTCGACTTGCTGTACTGACTTTTCCTCAACATCCGTCAACTCTCTTACTTTTATTTCCATTAGATTTAGATTTGATTTAATTTATTACAAAGTTATATAAAATATATATACGTTTTTTGGCCTATCTAGGCTCAAACTCAGCCAAGTCAAAACCATCTAAACTATCTTCATTTGACTCAAAGTTTTGAGGTGGAAGATTATTTTTACGCTGATTTATTAATTTAGACTGCTCTGTATTTTGCTGACTAATTCGTTGGCTTTTAGCTTCTTCTCTTGAATTTTCACGTTGTGATAATGCCATTCCATCCATTTGCCTTAACTGAAGATTATAGTTAAACTCTTGTTCCATAAGTTGACTTTTTAGTTGCGCCTCTACTTTATTGCGCTCAATCTCTAACTGCATTTCACCTTGCTTATATTTAAGCTTCCCTTGTGTTTCAAGTTCAATTTTTTGTATAGCAACTTGCGCAGCCATCTCTTGCGATTTAAGTTGTTGCTGTGAAATCATGGCTTGCTTTTGCATTTCTCGCTGCTCATCTTGTTCTTGCTTAGACTTTCGCTTTACCTTAAGTAGTTGATTGGCTAATTTTAGGTTTTTTATTTCTCTGATATCTATTGCGTCTTCTAAATTTATATCACCTTTAGATAAAGCCATTTGAATATTTTGCTCAAGCATTGCTTTTTGCTCTTCATCTGGAGAAAGCTCTATAAATACTCCAAAGTCATAAATATACAGATTTGATATTTCGCCTAGTATACTTACATTATACTTTCCTATTTTATTTATAAAGTCTTCTTTAAAATCTGAAAATTCTAAGATATCAGCTACCCTATATGTTAGCGCTTCTGCTAACGTACGATATATGTAAAGACTTCCATCTAATATATGGCGGGTAGCTGTATTTGAACTTAAGGCTGCTAATTTTTGAACTCCAACTAGTGCATCTGGATTTGGAGTTGAACCATCTCTAGCTTCATTCAAACCTGTGACTGATCTTATCATATCTAAGTAGTGGTTATAATTAGCTATAAGCATTTGAGTTTTTGAAGCCCCTGAGTTGCTAGTTAATTGTTGTATCGGTACTTTTCCTTGATTATATTCACCTTCTTGAGTATAACTTCTGCCAATAACACTACCTGTTTGGAAATATAACCTTAATGCGTCTTCTGGATTATAAGCGGCTCCAGTCCCTAAGTCAACTTCATTTAATCCATCTGCATCAATATATACACCATCTGGAACTACTCTAGCAATAACTTGTTGTAATTTTAAATGAGTCATTTGTATTAGATCAGCAAAAGGTATCATTCTTCTAACTAACGACTCTATCACCCCTTTATACATTCTTGGAGCTGCAGCCACATAATTAGGCATTGCGTGCTGAGAAGATGATTTTGGTCGTACCATGTTTTTGGCTAGCTCCCATTTAAGAATAATGTTTGTTCCCATAACCATTACACCATCATACCATACATCTATTGTCTTTTCGATTTTTTCAAACTTTCCATCCTCCAACATTTCTTCTGGTGGATTAAATGTGTCATCTTTTTCTATCATCCTTGTTGCGCCTCCTTCATTAATTTTTTTCTTATAAACCATTTTTTTAGTTGACTTATAATTAAAATACATAAGAGTACAAGTGTCACGATAAAATATATCATTTTCATAATACTGAGCTGTATTATAATAATCATACCAGCTTTGACTGTATTTAGAAATTTCTTCAAGATCTTCTTTGGTAAGAGAAGGATCAATTTTGTTAAGCTCCGTTAAAGAAACTGTTTTAATTTCTCCCCAATAAAAACAATCTTTAAAAAAAGGATCTTCAGTATAACTGTAAACAACATTTGCAGGATCTACATAAGATATTTTAACTCCCGCTCCGGGAAGAAACTCATGTTTAGCCATACCTACACCCACTACCATCTGATCGTAATCTATTCTTTTTCTTACATCTTCGTAATGACTTTCGGCAAACATTGTGTCAATTGCTTCCTCTTCAGCTATTTCTATAGCAGGCTTATAATTTAAATTCATGTATAACGAAAGCTCTTCATCTGAAGCAGGTAAATCATCTGGATCCATGGTGAAAGGATTAAAACCAGTGTTTTCTTGTAAGACTTGAAGTGGTTCTTTAGCTGCCATTTGCCCCTCTATCATATTTTGATATTTACTTCTTTTGGCTTGAGACAAAGCATCTTGGGCGTATGCCTTTACCTTAAAAAGTCGATCTTGCATACCATTTACTACAACGTCTACAAACTTTGGAAGAATAGGAACAGGTGTCCAATCTAAATTTAAATAAGACAAGTCACCATCAACAGCTAATTCGTTTTTATATTTAGCTATTGACTGCTCTCCTCTTGCATATAGTCTTAATCTGTTAAAATCTCTCCACTGACTATAGTACCTACAGCCATTTGAATCTTTTCTAAACCACTCATATTGTATCGCTTGTCCTATCTGTAATCCAAATTCCTTGGTGGCTTTTTCTGAGTCTGATACAAACTGACTGGGAAAACCTACAGATGAAATATTAATTTTTACGTCTTTCATCTATTTGATTAATTCACTATAAATTCCGTTATTAGCATATCTTGCAAAGTTAAGATTTATTTTGTTTTGTTTTTGTTCAGGTAAATATAGGTTTTTTTGATTGGCCATAATCGCTAAACCTGAGCTAATACTAGCATCAAACTTAGTTCTGTTGTTTATATCAAACCTTGCCCACTCATCTAAAGTTCTAGTGAAATACATACTCCCCATAGAAGTGGCATCCCTATACGCTCCTGTTAAATCCAAACCAATGTGTTTTTCTATATACGATTCAATAGCTGAGGCGTGTGATTGTTTTACATCTTCTGAAGTATTCGGTATGCCTCCTAATTCTTTTTCAGTTTTTGAAAGCTTATTAAAATGCTTATCAGGCCTATTCATACAAAACCCCCTATATCCCCTGTTTTTAAAATGATACAGTAAACGTGGCTTGTTATTTTCTATTAATATTGGCATGCTATAAAAAACGCAAGCCATTAGTACGTCCTCAAAAAATATCTCTGCGGTCTGCGGTCTGGCCACGTACTCAAGAAAAAACTCATTACTTGGTGCTTCTTCCATATTAAACTTTGTCAATCCATGTAGTGCTCCATTTGATCCTCGACCTACTACAGTTCCCGATATATCATATGAGTCACATCCAAATGCTCCAATGTGCTCATTCATAGGAAAGTAATGGTTAAATTTTCTATATTTTTTGTTTGTTATATTTTTATTAGGCATCCAAGAAACTTTAAACCTGCCTTTTGGATCTGGAGAAAAAATAACCTGTGAGTCTTTTACGCCGTCTTGCCAATAAAACTTTCCCCTTGTGACATGTTGTTCTATAATTAATGAATCATTATAGTCGATTTGTTGATATATCTTAGTCAAATTAAATAGTGATGTTTTGCTTTCATCTCTGAATGCATGAGACTCTGTCCTTGGAAACTGCCGGTAAAATTCATTTAACGCATCAGCGTCTTGGGTTAAAGAATCAACTTCTGCCTGCCAGTAATCTACCGCTCCATTGCCAATCATTTCTCCATCAACACCCAACACATTTGTCTCAGGTTTATGAAAAACCGGCATTCCGTACCTGTCTATAAAACCTTCCATGTTCCATTCCATAGGAATAAACAGACTATACATGCCGCTTTTTGTTTGGCCATTTTGATTACGCGTTTCTATATTTGAATCTTCGTAAAGCTTTTTAAAATTACCACCTCCTTTGCTCAACGCGTTTGAGGTTGAACCCATCATACATTTGCCTATAATTTTACTTCCTAGTCTTAAACAAGTTTTAGTAACCCTCCAATTGTTTAATATATTATTTGGTTTTATCCATTTACCGCTTTCATCATGCACTAAAAGCAAAAGCTTTTCGCCGTCATAAGAGTTTTCATCGGTATTTTTCCAGTCAATAGTGGTGTCAAGACCATATAGCTCTTCATCAACAGCGTCATACATGTTTTTTTTAGTAATCTTAGAAGCAGGTATTCTAAATGCAAGCTCAGTTTTTGGCTTATCCATACCATCTTGTATGGGTTTGAAAAAGAACGGCAGTCTATTGGCTATAGGAACAACCTTGTCTGTAAACATTTTTTTTGCATCAGATCCTGTTTTTGATAGTATACCTACCCTTGAATCCTTAACTAATGTTCCTGTATTTACACATTCAGATGACCCCATAAAAGAAAAACCTGAACGTCTTATCTTTAAATACACTAATCCGAAGCATCTTGTGTCAGCTTTACATGCTTCCCAGAAAATAAAAAATATTCTATTAGCTTCTCTAAAATCAGGATAACCCACGTCAATGCTAGTCCATTGCAAGTACATGTAATGAGAACCTGTCATATAGGTAGGCTTGCCATTATTGTAGAACCAATACCCAAATTCTCTCCTATCGAACTCCTGTTCAATATAATCAACCCACTTGTTTTTAAAAACACTTGCCATTTCATTCCATTGAAATATTGACTGAATTCGACTCAGCTCTTTAGGTAAATCTTTTCTCTTCCAAAACTGTTTACTTTTATTAGTAGATTCTTCAACAATATTATTTGGCTTTATAGGTAATGCTATGTTTAATCCATTGATGTTTACTATCTCCCCGATTTGACCACTTTTAGATATGACCACCATATCATATTTATTGCTATATCCATAGACCCATGTTTTAGCTTTGTTTTTATTAGCTAGAACAGTCTTGGGCACTAAGTTTTTTACTACATAAAACAACCTATTTTGATCGTCTTTCTGCAAAACCTTGTTTTGATTGGATTTTTTCGCCATTAGTTTGATTTATAGTTATGTTTTCTTGCTCTGCATCTATTTTATTTAATATATCAAAAGCATCGAATATAGCAAGTTTTTTTGTCGCTGCTGCATTTTTTAATCTATCAGCAGCTAACTCATCCTCAGGATCAGGTTTAATTATGTCTTCTTTAGCAACTTTAATCAGCTGTTCTACGGCTTTTCTACCTGCTGCAATAATTTGTACTTTAAGTAATTCTGAACTCATGGTTTTAATTTTAAAAATATTACCTGAACTAAGCGCGAATACTCTCCTTTTCCAAAGTTTTCAAATATATTTCTTGAATGAGGTATTGAAGAATCAAAAACCACTAACCTATTATACTGTGCATAAAAAGTACACATAGGTAGATAATCATCTGAAATTTTATTAAACTTATAAAGAGTAGTGCCGTCCTCTACAGGATGATGTTTATTTAAATACAATAAAATTGTCTTATCACCCATCATCTCGTCTGTATGTATAAAGTTGGGCTCTTCTTGATTAAGAGGTGATTGTCTTATAAAATTGTATGTTACTACATAATCAGGATAAGCTTCTTCAATTTTATATTGCATCTCATCCATTGATCTTTTTTGAATGCCTTTAAACACAGTATCACCATCAGCCACATCCTCAAACTTTTCTTTTAATACATCTATAACATAGTTGTTAGGATCATCTAAAAAATCATCTATCATTATATAATTCATAAGCTTAAGGTTATTTGATGGTCATACATTCGATAAAGTTTCTCTCCATCTACATCAAACTCATACTCACTGTCTGGCTGAAAACTTACTTGCGCCCCTGGTTTTATTCCTTGAGATAAAAGATAATCATTTGGAAAAACCATTTCTCCCATTAATGGCTCTTCTTTTCCACGCTTAAACATAAATGACTTTTGTTTTTTTATTGGCTTTACAAAACAATATCTATCGTGGCTATACCACTGATTATTTTGATTATACATAAAAAACTGATCATTGTCTATAAAAAATAAATTATCCTTGAAAAAACTTTTACCACTTTTCTGTCTGCCTTTCATATCGTTGTAATATTTAAACACGTTGTGGTGAACCAAAAGTATGTCTCCAATTTTAATTGGACCTTGGTAGTTTAAAGGAACTTCCTTAACAATACCTTTTCGATTTGATACTGTAAAATCCTCCTCGCTTGTGCTAGTAATAAAATCTAACCCTGATATATTTTTAGTATTGTTATATCGTTTGCCTTCTACAGGCTCAACTATAAAGTAAAACGGTGATTTCATTAAAAGTTAATATTATATTCTATAGACACGGGCACGTCCGAACTAAACTCTTTCCATAATAATATTTCATCTTTGCGTTGAATCCATATCTTAATAGATTGTTTATTGGAGTCTTGTTGAATTAGGTGTATAAAGTATTTGCCATTAAGTATTTCTTGGCCTACTATGTAGTGCATTGCCCCAGATTTGTAATCTGGACCTACGGAAATTTTCCTTATATCCATTTGATTAGATTTAATTTGAATATAAAGATACAAATATTTTAACGCCCTTGCCCGCGGTAAAGCTTACGGTAGTTCTTAGAAGACTTAAGAGCTGAGCTTTTTGTTTTTGAGTGTATCCCTGGTCTTCTAACTTTTGATTTAGTTTGGTAAGTTGCTATATTAATTGCTTTCGCCATTGCCGTTGATTAGATTAGTTTTTTGTTTGCTCCCTGCCGACGATCCAAAGTAGTATCCTATTACTTGAGTAAAGGCTGCTACTACTGCTCCGAATCCCATGTCGAATAATCTCTGAGACTCTTCAGGTATTTGCCACAAACCTATTGCTCCTGCAATAACACCTATAAAACAAAGAGTAATTCCCCACCCTACAGTTTTAAAAAGAACATCATTTGATCCTGAATTTAGAGCTGCTATTTCTCTCTGCCTAGCAGACGCTCTGTCTTGAACTTCAGCCTCATAAGCTTCGAGCACCATCTCTTGAGCTCTTATCTTGTCTTCTGCTGGCGCATCTGAATTTTTAATTGATGAGACTACTTGCTCTACAGACATGTCTCCTTGTATAATACTTCCAAGAGTTGGATTTATTAAACCTACAGAGGCTTTTAAAAGTTTCCCTACAACCGTCTGGCCAAATTTTTTCTTAGGCTTGCTCATATTACTTGATATGTTGTTTTACCGTTTTCTTTTACAGCCTTTAATGCTCTACCTCTGTTTTCACTATCTGAGACGTAGCTCACATGTACCCAGTCAGGATTAGTGTCATCACCAAACTCCCATATTATCTGATCATAAGATAGGTTATTTTTTATATGATAAAACATTTCTGCATTTGTTTTGTGTCCAAAGGTATCATCTAGGTCAATCGCGCGTCCCTGGCAATGTTGGCTTCGGGAACTGCCGCCAATGGCTTGATTCAAATTTTCCGATCTAAAAAAAGAGTTTATTTTTATAGGGCCACCTACCCATTTACGTAATGGCTCAAAAAGATTATCAGCCAAGATACCCATGTTAGAAAGCTCATATGAGCCAGGTGTATTGTCGATGTTTAACCTAGTAGCGGTGTTTGACTTTACACCTTCTTTGTACGATACGTGCTCACTTATTTTTTCCATGCATTATATACCATTTGTGCAAGGTATATCCTATGGCAACAACTGTTGCAATAATTTTAAGAACTACATCAATGTCTGTCATTGACGTAGCTAAAGCTCCTACTGTAAGAGCATAAATTTTTGCATCAGTCACACTTAATTTTTTTAGATTCAACATAAATGTAGTTTACTGTTATCTCTCCAGCTGTGGTATCTTGCACGTAATTCATTTTTTCTTTGATTTTTTTCCAGATCTATTCTGACCTTTCATTGCACTAGGCACATCTCCGATTTGGTTACCCACCTCTTTAATAGCCTTAGTAACGTCTTTAAGCTCTTCTCCGACACGATCAACACGTTTAGATACATCAGCCTTCATCTGAGCAAATTTCGCCTCTAAGATGTCAGGAATCATATTGTTGTTCTCGTCTTTAGTAAGACCTTTCTTTGTGAGCCATATCGCGGCTATGTTAATTACAATTAGTAAAACTACTAATCCGATTAATATTAAAATTGTTGTGTTCATAATTATATTTATTTGATTGCTAAATATATAAAATTTCTTGTTGCTCCATCTATTCCTGATACAACCCCTGAGGTAGTAAATCCTCCCACTCCTGCTCCTCCTGAGACAAATGTTACATATAAAGCAGAATTATCTATAGTGTATTCAGCATCGGCTAAATCAGCAAATAAAATACTCGAGGGAGGAGTTCTTCTTTTATTATCATACACATACCAGCTATCGCTAAAATTTGTTCCCTTAATCATTACAAATGACGGCTCGAATCCAGTTACATGAGTTCTAGTCCCTGTACTTACACCAGCGTAACTCCCCACATCCACATAACCTGCTACTGAATGGAAGCAATAATTTATATAGTTATGAGTATTTGACGACCATTGAGAGGTAAAAGTACTTGTTCCAACTGCCGTCATAAAATTTGCATCTGGCGCTACTGCTGCTGTATCTTGAAGTTGTAAATAATTTTGTAATCCAGTCGTAGCTGTATATACTACCCATAAGGATGTAACATCAATTCGTTTCTGAATTATTAATTCTGGTGCTTGAAGGAGTCCGTGACCAATAGTTTTTGAACCTGCTGTTTTGTATTCCACAATACTCATACCAGCCGCCTGATTTGCGCTGACTATACTTGTAATGTTCCCGTCACTATTTAATGTCGGTAACCCTCCTACTTTCCAAGCCCAAGCTACATATGTAGAATTATTTTCATTTGCATTGTCGTTAGGATAACTTCCACTTGTACCTCCTTGTATTCTAACCCCATTTGTTGTAAATGCAGATATGTAACCATATTGGTCAAAATTACCTGCCGCTGTAGTTGAGTTAGAGGACATTGCAGAATTTGTTCCTCCACCTTGAACTGTATTCTGTAGTAAATTATTACCAGTAGATGGCCCTCTCTTTTTTATCCAAACAAAATCATTATCAATACCTGTGATAATAGTTCTTGAGCTCGCACCATCACCCGTATATAAAGTAGGAGAAAAACTATTTGTTACAGTAGGCACTGAACTATCTTTATCAGCGGCTATGGCTAAGAAGATGTAATTTCCTCCTGCAGCATTCATATTAGTTCCGTTGTTAGCCACTTCAAATCCATTAGTGTAAAAATTATATCCATCGTAGTCATCTTCTGCTAAATCTCTATTTGCCCTTAATTCACCATCTAAAGGGTTGGCTGGAGCTTCACTTCCATAAACTCTTTTGTTGTCATATATAAACCAATCCGCGGCTACATCTGTTCTTTTTACTAATAAAAACGCTGGTTCAAAAGCACCTGTGCCTGTGCCGTCTCCATTGCTGTCTGTAAAAACGTAATTTCCACTAGCATTTCCTGTCCCTGTATAACTCCCTATCTTCTGATAACCATCTACTGAATGAAAAACATATAACATCCACTCTTGACCTGATCCATTATAACTAGCAGAAGTAGTGTTAAATTTTATAAGGCTACTTGTTGGAGCTTGCATTGTTGAATCTACATTAATGATAACATCGTCATTTAACTCCAAATATCCTTGGTAATTATTAATGTCTTTGCCCGCTACACTCCAATCACTACTAGAGCTTATTCTTTTCCAGATATAAAGTTCTGGAGCGGCACTTAAAAAATGGTTTAAAGTTCCATTTGATATACCTGAACCATCGTAATTAATAATCGAAAATCCTGCAGCTGTATTTGCAGTAGCTCTTTTTGGAACAATTGTACCTGTTAAAGTTGTTGTGTAAGCAGAACCATCTACCATAATACTACCTGGAGTTGGTGAGCTTCCTCCTGAATTATCTTGTGTAGGTGCTCCTCCTGCTTTGAAATTCCAAGAAACAAATTCTTCTCCATCTTTATTTACCTCTTGACCTGATGCACCTACATTAGTTTCAACTAGCTTTACAGAATTTGTTAAAATTGTTACATCACCATTCCCTTGCTCTTGTTGGGAGTTTGAATTTGTCATTAAAACTTTATCTCTTGTACCGCTTTGACCATCAGCACCCCTTACTGTATCATACAAATTATGATCATAATTATAAGTTGTTCTTATTTTTATCCATGTAAGGTCAGGGGTAAATTTTAATCCTGTATATCCGATGTTTGTTTCTGCACCTCCATAGGTACCGCCTACATCTGAAGCGTCACCGTCTAACTGATAAGCAGCGATACACCCTGCTCCCACTGGGAAGTTTAATGTAGCCGCTGTTGTTGTTGTTTCATCTGTATAACAATCTATTGCTTGAGCATCAGTTAATGTTGTATTAAAAAATCTTACTTGATCCATAGCTCCTTTCATCACCGCTACAGCAGACCCAGTATCTGCCCATCTCCCTAATACAATTCTTGGTATAGTAAAACTATTATAGGTAGACCCAGACCCCGCTACATATCCATTTACGGCAACACTTGAACTAGTTACATCTGCTCCATCAACATATAGTTTAAGAGTTGCATCATTTGTGCCTCCAGCTGATGTATAAGTAGCTACAACATTATGCCAGGCTCCGTCACTTAAATCTGTTTGATATTCTAATCCTTTTTCAGAAATTCCACCGCCGCCACTACTTGTAGTAAAAATTAAGTAACCAGAGCTTTTTATATATACACCATATCCTGAATTATTACTTGCTGCTGCTGTGTTATTCAAATATTGTTCTGTTGAGCTCGATGTTTTAAACCAGAAAGAGGTAGACCAAGTTTTTAGCGTTCCGCTTCCTAATAATGTTTGACTTATTTCAATATAAGATGAGCTCCCATTAAAATTCGCAGCCTCATTAAACTTAGCATCTAGTGTTTGAGTGCCTCCATTACCAAAGTATGTGTTGACGTTGAAATTCTCACTAGGAAAGTCATTGGGGTTTGTAGGAGCTTCAGTGTCTATTTGAAACCACTTAGTAGCGTCGTAGGGAGTTGTACCATCATAATATTCAACATACTTTTCATCTGTATTATATCGCCACTGACCTGCTATAGCCGAAGTGGGTCTTTCTAGCGATGTACCCGTTGGCAATTGTAGCGCTGTATTTGTTGCACTAAAGTCAAATAATTCCGGTGTTCCTATTTTTGTTATTGCCATAATTTAATTTTTTAACATCCTACTTCTCCTGCTACTTTTGTTACGTCTGTTGGTGATAAGGCTGAAGAAAATATTCTTACTTGGTCCATAAGACCACTATATATATGTGTTGTATCGTGTGGCCAATCTCCAATAAGCAAATCATCGCTTGTGTCAAGCAAAGAACCCGTTACAGTTCCAGAAGAAGCAATTTCTGAACGAGCCTCTAAAGTACCATTAACATAAATTTTTATTTTATCAACATTTGCACTTTCTGTAGTATCAAAAACTATAACATAATTTTTCCATGTTCCTGTTGTAAATATCGCTGAATCTGTCCCAACATAAAGGTATGCGCTTCCTGCCCCAGAAATCCCTACTTCTAGTTTTTGACTAGTTTGCCTGTTCATGATAAAATCATAATCGGCAACGCTTTGACCTATATAATTAGAAAATAGCATTTGATAATTAGATGGATTTCCTGTCCCTGGGTTTGCCCAAAAACTAATTGTTAATTTGTCACTAGCAAAGTTGTTTGAAGCCCCAATATTAATACTCGTATTACTTCCATTAAAATCAGCTGCTTTACCAAAACCAGTCATACTAGCAACATAACTAGGATTAGTAAAAGTTCCATTGTAAGCAGGGGTACAACTACTATCCGCTGTATCATCAAATTGATACAAAGCAGTCCCTGTTGTTGGATAATCACACTTATTTAAAGTACATGAATCAACATTAACAAAGTTTTTCCATTCAGCACCGTTATAGTGTTGCATGGTAGATGCTGAACTTGCAGAGCTTTGAGTAGTGTCGTTACGCATCATTCCTGGAACAGGCGTTCCTGAAAAAGCTCCACCCGTAGGCATTCTAAGTCCACTCTCTGAATTGGCTTGATTTAAATCCGTTAACTCTGTTATTACCTTAGTTGTTGCCATAATTTATATTATTGAAACCCATTTTTGTCCTTCTTCATCCCACCTGTATGGCATACCATCGTTTGGATATTCTACAGGAGCATTCCATGTTCCATTTGTTGTGTCCCATGTCCAGCTAGGATAAGGCTGGTTGTTGTCTGGATTTATATATACATAGTCGACCCACTCAGTTGTGTCGTCTTTCCAGTACCAATCCGCGCCTTCAGGTCTAGGTGTTGGTGGTTGCCAGTTGCAAGAAGACTCATCTAGTGTCCAACTTGCATAGGGCTGCTCTATATAAAACGCATCTCTTACAGGGTCGTAAATATACCCTACCCCTGCATAATTTTTTCTAAAAGGTGTGCCGCCTAACTTATGAACACCTCCTTGTGTGTTGTATGATGTTCTTTTGCATCCGCCATAATACCCTTCCCAGTATACTGTGTTATCTTTTTCAACCTGAGGCACTGCGTTCATCTCCTCAAGCTTTGCTCTAATCTGAACTTGTATAGCTTCTTGCTCTGCCTTAACAACTTCTTCATCCTGAGTATAGTCAATATCTCTCTTGCTTTCTTCAAGAGCTTCTATCTCTGCTTGTATTGCTGATGAGTCTCCTGCCACCATCTCAATCTCATCGGCTCCAGTATACACTGCCGACACTCGGCATAGAGCATTGGCTATTGCAGCATTAAGTGTTTCGATCTCAGTAGTTAGAGCTTGTGTTCCTTCAGCTTCTTTAGCGTTAAGACTAGCTAGCGCCGATTCTTGTCCTGGAACAAGGGCTGCTTTCTCAGCATCTACCTCTGCTTGCTTTGCGGCTATTGAAGCATTAAGTGCTTCTCTTTCCTCCTCAGTCAATTCAGGAGTATATTGAGCCTGCAATGCCGCTAATTCACTTTCAAGAGTTTGCAGAGTAGCTGAGGTAAATGAATCTTCGTATGCGGTTTTAAGCGTTGCATATTCTTCGCTTGCTCTGTTATTTGCTTCAATAACACCTTTTTCAGACTGCGCTTCTCTAAGCCTTGCTCTCTCACTTACTGTGAACTCCTCATTTGATATTTTTGCGTAATATGCCATGTTAATTAAATGTTATTGTTCCTGTAAGCGTTATTTTTGCATATCTATCAGACCCTACTGGTTGGTCAACTATTCCAGTAGCAGTTCCTAAAGTGGCTGATATACTGCTAGGATAACGGAATATAATTACTCCTGAACCCCCTTGACCTCCGACATTATCTAAATTACCATCACCACCACCACCACTGCCAGTGTTAGCTGTTCCTGCGTTTCCAGCTCCAGAAGTTCCTCCATTACCACCTATTCCACTGCCTCCAGAACCAGGGGTATATAACCCTCCAGTCTGTCCGCCGCCGCCGCCGCCGCCAGCGTAAAAGTTTCCTGTTCCTCCAATAATATTGTTTTCTAAGCCTGCACCACCATCAGCCCCGTTATTGGTGCTACTTGTTGCTCCTTCACCGCCAGCGCCACCGCCGCCGCCAGCACCAGTTCCACCTGTACTATCTCCACCATCTCTTCCTTGTACTGGGCTTGGGGTTCTTGTTCCGGCACTTCCTGAATTATCTCCTGCTTCACCACCACCAGAACCTCCAGAAAGACCTGAATAAATCCCCGGTCTTCTTGTTCCACCGCCACCGCCTCCAGTAGCGGTTACTGTTGTTAATCCGCTTCCTGATATTGATGAATCTGTTCCGTTTCCACCTCTAGTAGAAGTGTTATAATCTCCTCCTGCGCCACCTGGACCGATAGTAGCTGTATAAGTAACTCCTGTGGTAAGTGTAAGACTTGATTGTACTGAGCCTCCCGAAGGCACATTTGCTCCCGACAAAGATGTTAAGTAGCCTCCGGCTCCGCCGCCACCACCTGCGCCGCCTCCGCCTCCACCTCCACCAGCAACTATTAAATAGTCTGCTGTAAAAGACGAAGATGCTGAAGACTCCTTTAGATTCCTCCACTCGTTTCCTGTTGATGTAGAAGTTTCATTATACAAATCATCGACTTGCGATGCTGTTAATGCAGTATTGTAAAATCTAACTTGGTCTAAATATCCGTCAAAAAATTCTCCACTTCTTCGTGAACCTAAAGTGTTTTCATTACAAGTTAAATAATCATTCACTGTACCCCCTGTTTGAACTACATTATCTAAATAAAATGTTCTGTTTGAACTACCGCCAACTCCTGTCCATACAGCAGCCACATGATGCCAAGCTCCTGTTCCTAATTGAGCATTCGATAAGGTAGCCTCATTATTGGCGTTGTTATTTTGTACTCCTAATTTTCCTGATGCAGAAGCAATAAACCACACCCCATATCCGTTTTCTAGTTCCACTACTACTCCATTAGTAGTAATTGTTGCGTCTATATATATCCAAAACGAGACAGACATAGTAGTAGAATCTAATCCTGATTCTAAATCAATATCAGCTGTTGTGCCATTAAACTCTGCCGAACTCGTTCCAAACTTTTTTACAGTTGTGTTTTGAGTCACATTATTATTTGTACCTGCACTATAATTACCACAAGTATCTGTAGTTAAAGTAGCAGTATCAAATTGATATAAGGCTTGCGCTCCTGCTCCAGCAGGATAGTCACAAGTTGATATACTTGGGGGTGTGCCTACTTGATTGGTATATACTTCAGTACGGTTTGTCTCAGTGTTTTCTCGGATTTCACCGATGACTCCTGAAGGCCGTTGAGCAGTAGTGCCCTTTACCCAGGTAAGCCCTCCAGCGTTACCACTCATGTCAATTACATCTGTAGTTACTTTGGTTGTTGCCATTGAGCTTTATTATTATGTTGTTGTTACTGCTTCTACTGTCGAGCCATTAGGGAAATTACCCGCGGCTAATGTTAATACTTTTCCAGATAATGCGCTAAAATTAGCTTTGGCTTGATAAACTCCATTGATATATACATCAATATAGTCTTTACTAGTTGGATCAGTTGCAGATGTGACAGTTATACTATTTGTTGATGCATTACTAATTGCAAATGAATCTACGGTTTTTGTTACACCAGCTGAACCACCATAAGCTATTGAGCCACCCATTCCTGCTCCATGTACAGAACAATAATAATAAAGCGCAGGTGTATTTTGTGTTATTCTTAATCTTACTCTTCTTGTAGCGTAAGAGTTAAAATTTGTTGTGTTTTCATAAACATTTTGAGCAACAGGCGTTAATGTATTTGCCGAAGTGCTCCCATAATATTGAATACCTGTGGTGTAGGGGCTTGAACCTGATGCTGTTCCTATAACAAGAGGATGGCCATCGTTTGTAGCTGCATCTTGATTGAACTCATAAGTAAATCCTCGCGGCAAAACAATCGTTGGTTGTGAAGCTCCATCAACAACAAACACACCACCTCCTACGGTAATTACTTGCTCAGAAGTTTGATCTAGTAGTAGTTGATCTGTAGCAGCTGCTTTTGTTTGAATGCCTCCTCCGACTTGAACACTATTTACAACTGTTCCATCATTTTCTTTAAATTGTGCAGTGTTACCTGGGGTTATTGCCTGACTTGTGCCCGCTGCATCTCCTCCTGCTAAAGTCCAAATAGTAGCTGCAGTATCAAGGTTAATAGTCACTGTGTCAGTTGCTGTTACAGCTGTTGCGATGTTTGTTCCTCCCGCAAAAGTAATAGTGTCTCCGTTTCCAACGGTCTGTGTACCTGTGTCTCCTGATATATCGAATCCTGTAAAGCTACCACCTGGTGTTACCCATGTACCGTCACCTCTTAAAAATGTAGATGAGGATCCGCCCGTTGGAACATAACCGACGTTAGTTGTACCGTTGTATGTGTGAGCTATAACCTTAACGTCACCCGTTGTAGGATTGACGGTTAAAGGAGCACCTGTTGATGCAGTAGGCGTTCCTTCATCAACCGTAGTTACAGCGCCACTGGCTTCAATAGTAAACCCGGCCGCAGTGACGCTTGAGAATGATATTCCTGATCCTTGTGTTATTGTGATGGTATCATCAGTTGCGGTCCCCCCTGGCTTTGTGCCATCAAGAGTTAACACAACATCTGATCCCGAAGCTGAAGATGCTAAGGTATATGTAGTGTCAAGATTTGCGGGGGGGATTTGTACGTTTAAGTTACCACCAGTTGTGTATCCTACAATACTAGTAATATTTGCTGCATTGTTTTCCGTGGTAAACTGTGAAAATTTAACTGCCATAATTTCTTTATTCTGTTATCATATTTTGACTTGTGTTCTCTGTAATAATCTGTGCGGAAAGCTCGGTAACAATATCTTGCTCTGCAGGAGCTGCGGGCCCTATTATATTTAAACCTATATAATTAGCAATTGCAATTAAATTTCCCATTTACAAATTTATTATAATTCCTATTACCACAAAGCTACAATATTAGTGGCTGTTGTGCCTGTACTAAAAATCTTTATAGTTTGTACAGGAACAAAAGATCCCGTAGGCAAACCTGTTAGGGTAACATCGTCACCCGCAGCAGTAGTAATTTTTACATTTCCTGTGCCACCTACATAGAACACAGCGCCGTCTTTTTCAGCACCATATATTGCATAATTCTTAGGTGAGGACCCAAATATAGCTTCTCTTAATTCTATAGTAGTAGCATCTATTACTGAAGCTACTTCTGATTGAGTGCCGTCAGTTGTATTAATAGCAATCATACCTGGCTTGATTCCAGCTAATGTAAACTTTAGGGTAGCAAAATCACTTGCGCTATCGCCAGTTCTGTTTGAGTCTATAAGCTGTTTGCCCGCTCCGCCTGTTCCTGTTGTGGCGCCAGTTGGTCCCTTGACACCTGGGTCAGGCAAATTAGTATTATCACTTGGATTTACTGTAAATGCTTTACCTGCTTGTAATTTTTGATATGCCATAGTTATTATCTTTTATATGGAAATACTCTATTTAGGGTGTCACGTCTTTCATCGCATCCACAGTCTCCATCTGTAACCTTGTCGACTACATATTTAATACCTGTGGCTTTTGTAAACTTCGCAACTGTATCTCCAAACCCTCTTGATTTCATTTTATTATTTTTTACATCCAAAGTTATTGGCGTAGTTAGCCATAGCAACTATACCCTTTGAATATTTAGACTTATTTCTCATTACAGCCGAAGCAGCACTACAAGTGCTTTTACCAGGCATGTTGTTCTTTACCCAACGAGTAAACTTACCTTGGTTCTTTTCCTTTATCTCAGGAAAAGCACCTCTTTTTGTTCTACCTCTAACTGCCATTACTTTCTAATCAAAGATCCAATGTGACTTTTTACACTTCCCTTTTCTGAATGTGACTCGTAAGCCATTGAATGATCTCCTCCATACGCATGTCCATAAAGTTTTTTTGACATTGCCTTACTTTCATCTCTTCGAGATTTTAAGCTTTGAGATTTTTTACCATTTTTCATTCCTAGTGACTCGTCTAGTCTAGAGTTGTATCCTTGTGAATATTTTACTGTAGGCATAATTTCTGTATTTTTAAATTAAACATACAACAAAGATACTAATATTTTCCTTTCCTATTTTTGGGTGAGCTTTTAGTCGAACCTCCTGGTCCTGACCATAGTTTTTTGCAAGACCAATATCTTGCCGTAAGCTTTGAAGTAGCGGTACCACACTTGTGTCTAGCCCGAAAAGATTTGCGTGCGGCAGAAGAATAATTATGTCCATATCCAGTCGCTCCAAAATGTATTAGCTTCTCTTTACCTCCCGAACAAGCTTTTACCATTTTCTTTTTTCCTGCTCTATCGCTTTTGGTTACGACATTGCATTTCATTTTAGATTTATTAGCCATTATTTTTTTGCGTTAGCTATTTCTAATTCTTTTACTATTTTTCTTAGTTCTTCAACTTCAGATTGAAGATACAATATTTTTAAATCTTGCTTAGCGTCATCTGGAAGCGCGCCCATCTCTCCCCTTGGCCATTTAATTCTAAACTCTTCGTTTAAATGAACAGCATCCTCCATCCGAACTACGTTTAATTGTAGTTGTGCAATCTCTGCTGTTAATGAAAACCAAACACCAGCTATAGATACAATTCCTATAACCATCCCTACAAGCGCCTTTATATCTAGACTAACTTTAGAGTCTTGCGATAAAGATGCTTTATTAGGCATTTCTTACTGCTCGTGTGTTTCTTATAAATTGTTTTCTGCCGCCAGAAGCTTTTTTCTTTTTTGCAGTCGCTGCTAATGCTTTTTTACTAAGTCGCCTAGCTTTGGCAAGTGGCAAGCAGCGGTCAGGATTTTTTTTATTCTTGCTAGTCCCGCATGGACCCTTAATCTTGCCGTCGGTTCCTATGCGAACCCACTTCTGCTCTCGCCATTTTTTTAACTCACCCACCTTTATTTCATTTGAGCTCCAGCTATTCTATCGGCCTGAGTAGGATTGGGGTTATTATCTATACCAGCTTTTACACTAAGCATACCAAATGCAGGACGTTTCTTCTTCCGCATTTTTTTATTCATCTTACTCATTTCTTTTTGCTTTTATTCATTACCTTAATCATACGATCAATCTTTGCAGCTTGACCCTTATGCAAGGCTGATGCCTTTCTTAGTTGAGAGGCTATCTCTTTTAATTTTTTTCCGTCCATTATCTTTTACTTTTTTTTGCGTAATTAGGATCTTTACAATATTTGCTTGCGGCCATATTAGCATAAGCAGAGGGGTACTTGTCAAAAGTACGCTTAGCCCAAGCTATGCCCGCAGGGCAAATCTTGTTTCCTTTTTTCTTGGTACGTCCAGCCATTAGTAGCCTGATCCCATTTTCTTCTCCATCCCATAACCAGGGTTATAAGATATTTTTCCTTTTTTCATTTTAGCAAATGAATCGGCTTGCGCTTTCCCTACTGCGTTGTAAGGAAATACTCTTGTCATGTTTTTAGTTTTTACAGTCGGCATAATTTAAATATTTACAGTTATATACTTTTCACCATTCCAATGTTGTCTTGTTTTTGGAGCAGCTTCTTTTTTTTCTTTTTTCGGTGCAGCTTTTTTATCTGCAGTTTTTTTAGTGTTTGCCATAATTTTATTTTTTGTGTGTTTTAAGATCGGTTAATTTTTCAATCATTTCTTTTTGCATATCAATTATCATTTGCTCAAGCTGATCGTTACGCGTCTCCATCTGATCATTTATGGAAGTAAGCGACTCGTTTTTCTTCTGAAGTTTATTCACCTCATCAGGCTGCTGACCAATTATAGTATAGACCACCATACCAAGTGAAGATACAAGAGTACCCACAATAGCAACAAACAAATCTTTGTTGACAGGTGGTATCTCGACAAAGCTAAGAAACAACAATAGAGCCACAATCAGGACAAATATCCCTGCTGCTCCCATGTAATGTCTTACTTCTTTTCTATCATTTGTCATAACTTGTTATCTTTATACAAAGTTATAAAATTTAATCTAATGAAAAATAAACGTGAAAGAGACTACATGAAATACTGGAGAGTCATCCGTTATTTCGTAAAGCGTAAATATAAACTAAACACCCAAGAGCTAGACATGCTCTTTTTTTTATACAGTGAAGAATACTTCAATGTTGATAAGTTCAAAGAGTTTAATGCTTTACTTGGTTGGAATAGAAATAGATTTGAAAAACTTAGACGCGAAGGGTGGATAGATGTGATAAAGCCCTATAAGTTTGGAGGGCCTAAAGCCCTATACGGCCTATCATTTAAGAGCTCACACCTTATCCGATCAATATATGATAAGCTAGAGGGGGGTCCCATTCCAATGGCTAAAAGCAAGAACCCTATCTTTTTAGCACAAGCCGGGTATAGCGATAAGGTCTACCGCAAGATGATTGAAAAAATGAACGAGGCTATACGACAAGAACAATGTCATTCTCTCGAATTATAGTATAAGGCTCATCATGAATAAGCATCGTATAACCCGCTCGTTTATCGTAGTATATCTCGCTGTCTTTATCAATAGCTACAACATCAGTGCCTACTGCGACAATCCGGCCCTTCTTATAGCGAAGTTGATTCGCATCTTCAGCAGATAGTAACAGACCAGAGGAGGTTTTAAGCTCCTCCTCTATAGTTTTAATAACAACGTATTTTCCTATTGGCCTCATGGATTTTTAGCCTGTCTACGTCCTTTTACAAATCCTCTGTTATAGCCATCTCGGTAGCCCTCTTCATTAATACGAGGTATAGGGCATATAGGCGGTACGGGGCATACAGCCCACTCCCCTTTCACATATTGCCACCCCTCGCAGTAGCCGTCCTCCCAACCATCACAGTAGGGGTCATCAATTGTTGTAAACGATAAGCTTAATAAGCTAAGTAGTATAATTATTTTTTTCATTTTGAGTCATATGTTCGGGCCATAGTAACTATGGCGTTGGTTGATAAAATAGTAACTGCCACTGAGACAGCATTTTGCAGGGCGGTCTTTGTTACTTTCATAGGATCAATGATGCCCATCTTAATCATGTCTCCCGTTTTTTTGTTTTTCACATCAAGACCATGGCCTTGCTTAGATATCTCAGGTGACCAATTCGTGATCCCCCCATTTAAAAGTATCTGGTCTAGTGGAGCCTGCAAGGCTCTATACAACATCGCGTCAGCGATCGTTTTTGATTTCACAATTTTCTCACTAGCCTCCCATAGAGCGAGCCCTCCTCCAGGTAGTATCCCCTCCACAAGTGCTGAGCGAACTGCGCACACAGCGTCATCAACGCGGTCATACAGCTCCTTCTGCTCTAGGTCAGTATTCCCACCGACGTTGATCACACCTACACCACCTGTGAGTGATGCGATGCGTGATGCTATAAACTCTTTGTC